ACATAATACGCACCCGCCCACCCTTGATCTTGCGCTTGATCTGGACATCGTGCAACTGACCCATCATCTGGTCAGGATAGGTGTTCATCACCATCACATCAGTCTGCTCTTGCATCAAAATCTGCAGCGTCTGGTCATCAAGGCCAGAATACTCCTCGATCCGGACAGTCTCGTCCTCCTCCCACCAGCACTTCATAATGCCGCACTTCCGCACCAGGCTATCCTTGAAGGTGGCGTAGGTAGTCAGAAAACCATTGTTGTCGCTGTTGAAGATGAAGTTGCAGTAGTCGGTAGCCTGCTGTGCGTTGGCAACGTCTTCTGGTCCCGTTGGCACAAACTCGACAGTGTTCTCTGAACTGAAGAATATCCGCATCAGGCTTGGCATCATGGCTGATACGGTATCGCGCACCTCCATTGCCACCACCTGAGAACGTCCCTCTTCCTCGGTGCCGAACAAATCCCCACGGTAATACTCAGTACCCTTGGCGCGGATAGGACTCAGGTCAGTGTCAATGTAGCTGACTGCATCAGTCAACTCCATGTTGATGATGCCTTGGAGTTCGTCCAGGTCCATCACCTCAACGGCCTGGGTGTCAGTGTTTAGATTTTCCATTTCAAAACCATTCTTTTGCGTAGTTTGGACGATTCTTGTCAATCCAAGGTTTAGCCGCCAGCGTCAGTTCGTATGCGTTCCGTCCTATGGTGCTGCTTCCAATGTGGTGAACGTAGCTGGCACTAAGAAAGTGCTTGTAGCCCTTCTTCTCCAAGTCAGCGCAGATGACATCATCGCTGAAGTAATTAATCGGTGGAAACTGACAATCCTCAAAAGCCTCTGCGCTCATCCAAGCAAATATAGGGCTGACAACAGACAACGGCCTGACAAATGACTCATGGCTGAACTGCATATTGTTCAGCACCTCGCCGTCATTCCACCTGATATTCTGGTACGGCCTGACTGCATCTGACCTTGACGCCACCAGTCCAGGGTTTTGGTTTAACTCCTTGCAAATAGCAACATCGTCCAGCAACATCCTATAACTATTTGGCGTCAAGACAATATCATCGTTTGCTATCACTACAGCCCCATAACCATCACTCAGCGCCCTGCTGATCACTGCGTTGTAGTCATCACCAAAGTTGGTGGCCTCACCCAATATCAGTGTGCAGCCGTATCCGCTAACCACATTCTCTGGACCCTTGAGATACACCTGAACGTCAGGTGCGTACTGCCTGATACTCTCAAGCAGTACGGGTAAACCCTTACCGTGGACGGTGCTGATAACAATGGGAGGGTTCATTTCAATTCAGTGTCCACTTCTTCCTCTGCATCCTCAACAATCCAAGCATCACACGTTCTGGAGGCGGCACACTTGAAGTCGAATATCTCGCAGTACCCCAAATCCTCAACGTCTTCGCTACCAATACCCTCGGCAATGCAATCCAGCATCTCCTCGTCTTGGTTGAACGCCGAGCAGTTACCGCATCGGCTCATCTTGGCGTCCTTGGCGCTGACGTCCCATTTCTCTGCCTTCCGCATCCAAAACTCGGTATTGGGCAGCTTGGGGTTCTCTGGACCGTATGCGGCCTTGGTAATCGCCTTCTCCCGGTTCTTCAGGTTGAGCGTTACGTCTTGGGTTGCCTCTGGACAACTGTCGTTAGCTTTACCGCCCATGATGATCATCACGGCGTGTTGCATATCTTTAGGTATTGATCTCATGCTGCCCTCGTCAGGTTACGTTTCAAACTGGAACCATACTTATGCATCTGCGAGCCGAACATTGCAGTCCCGGCATCGCTGGCAAATGTAAGGCAAAAGGCATCAGCCTTGTCGGGTGACGCCAACCCACGCTTGCGAATCTCGTCCTTACCCTCAATCTGAATTTTACCCCCACTGGTAAAGAAGTACCTTACTGTCGCCAGTTCAGCAATCAGACTCTCATCCTTGGGAATAACGCAGTCCCGCTTCTCCAGCCATGCCTTGGCCTTGTGCCACAACTCAGCCTTCAGGTTCCTGTACGTACTCCCCAATGCCGGGGATTCTGCCACGTTAATGCCAACGGCTGGCAACTTCAACTCACGAAGCCTGTCCACCACACCAGCCCCCAACCCAATACTATCCACCATAATCTCATGCGGACGCTGGTCCGGTGGCAATGCCTGGTACTCAGCCATCACCGCACCAGTCAGTTGCATCAGGTCTAGGTTCTTCCACGTTTTCACTGGCTCGGTAACTGCATTACCCTGCCGCTTGCACAGTGCGCTCCTGTCACTGCCAAACCTGGCAACGTCCAGCCCCCACACAACCTTGGCTATTGGGCTGACTGCTACGTCCCTGTTCGTTGCCGCCTCCAGCAGCTCCATAGGTATCACGGTATCGTCGTCGCTGCGCGGGAAGTCACCCAGCACCCGGATGCGGTAGGCGTTGCTCTCCTCGCCGTACCTGGACTTCATCTCGCCCATATAGGCGTCTGACACGCGAGGACTATCGGCACAGCTCACCTTCATGGTCACCCAGTCATCCTTCAGGCGGTTGTGGGTATCAAAGAAGAAACCGCTGCTGCGTACCGGGTTGCCCAAGAGTAGGGTCACGGCCTTGTGGCCAGACATACTGCCTGCTGCCGCCTCGAATACCTGCTCTGGTATACCGCTAGCCTCGTCAGCCACCAGCATCACATTGTCGGAGTGGACGCCTTGCAGCGCCTCGGGCTGCTCTGCTCGGCTGGTCCTGGCGCTGATGAACGCCTCTGTCGGTGCCTCCTTAACCTCGATCCGGTCCTGCTTCACCTCCAGCTGCTCTTGTAACGGCGCGGGAAGTTGTTTCACCCAGCGTTTTAGCTCAGCGAACAGCGCATCGTAGAGTTGGCTGCTGGTGGGTGCTGTCACCACAATCTTGACGGGGAAGCGCAGCAGCAGATACCAGATGATGGCCCAGGACGCTGCCGTACTCTTGCCGACGCCGTGCCCGGACCTGACGCTGATGCGCCTGTTGTTGGCGGCGATGTGGCCAAGAAACTCTTCCTGCCAGGGGTCGGGTTTAACGCCCAGCACCTCTTTCACAAACAGCACAGGGTTGTTTCGGTAGAGTTGCGTAAAAGCAACAAATGGGTTTTCACTCATTTTTTTAAATTTTTTGTGGTCAATGTGGGCAGTTTGTGGGTGGTTTGTGGGTAGTTTGCTAGGTGTTTGGTGCTGCAGTTTACACCCCCCAGCTTTTTGTCAAGGGGGGGCTGTACGTCTATACAGTGTCAGCCTCGATGTTAGTGCTCACTTCGATTTGCCGTAGTGCATCCAGGCGCAGGCTTCCGATGTTAATGCTCACTTCAGTTTGCTTCGTGCCGTATTGCTTCGGGTCCCATCGTTCAGCTAGCCATTGTCTAGTGCGGATGCGATGCAACGGGCGAGATGGATTGTCATCCGATATCGAGTCTGCAATGGTCAATGTCTCGCAAGCCATTAGGTCAGCGGCACGCACGCGCGCACGTAGTATATCGTCTTGGAAACCCGTCTGCCTGACCCAGATGTCTAAGGCACGCTTACTGATGCCTAGTGCTAAGCAAACGTCTGCAATGCTCTTGCCATGCTCTAGCATGCCTACGATTAGGTCCGAGTCGATCGCGTCAAGCACTTCCAAATCGCTTCGTTTCTTTTTGGTTCCGGCCATGTCGTCTCCATTTGTGGGCATTGTGGGTAGTGTGGGCAGTTTATTTTACAGTTCGAATCCGCGCCAACTCCGCACACTACGCGCTCCCCTGTCTAACCTATACATATATATATATCTACACCTAATTAAGAAAATAGACTACCCACACTGCCCACAATAGACATTTTGAGAGGGGAACGCCCCTTTGCACCACTACCCACAACGTCGCCCACACGTCGCCCACACCCACCCACAAACACTAAGGGTTTCCCCTAGTGTAATAAATAGTGTTACAAATCAAGTACTTAGAGCGCGCGCCTAAGTGCTGGCACGATTCTTTTATGCTCTATATGTGAGAGGGTCGAATTCTCTTTTAGTCCACTAAAGTAAAGGCAAACTATGAAAATTCTAGGTTACATCGCATACGAAGGCCCGAGCGCGATCGACGGCGCGCCGATTGTCGTCATCGTCAACAAGATCGACGGGTCCAAAAATGCCAAAACTGGCGCCATTGTCCAGTCGTTCATCATCCGCGCCGACGTCAATCCTGTACATGCGTTACAGACCGGCGCCGATGCATCGGTATGCGGCCAGTGCGAACATCGGCCAAAGCTGGCGCGCAGGACCGGAAAACCGCCATGCTACGTACAGGTAGCAAAATCAGTGCTATCGGTCTATAACGCATACCGGCGCGGTAGGTACGTCAAAGCGGACCCGGCCACTATTGCTAAAGCCTTAGAAGGCAAAATTGTCAGAATCGGTACGTATGGGGACCCATGCGCCGCGCCTGTACGAATGTGGTCGCAGATTACCCGGTACGCACTAGGTCGGCGCGGATATACGCATCAATGGGACCGGCCTGGATTTGACGTCGACGCATGGGCTCCGCTTGTAATGGCATCCGCCGATACCATCGATCAAGCTGCGAAAGCCAATCTACTGGGTATGCGGGTATTCCGGGTATCGCAGGGTATCGATGTTCAGCCCGGCGAAGCCATGTGCCCAGCTAGTGCCGAAGCCGGTAGAAAATCAACGTGTGCCAAATGCACATTGTGCGCCGGTACATCAGTCAAAGCGCGCGACATAGTGATAGCGGACCATGCTGCCGGTCATGCGCGCCGTGTGATTATGCTGGCTACAGCTTAATGCCCGACTGTGAGCCGGGCACCGGCTCACGGGCGCGCATTGACGCCGACACTTGGAGTAAATTATGCCTTTACGTTCACCAACAATCAAAGCCCTGCGCCAGCTATTTGGCGCCGACGCCGCCCAGGCTAAGGCGCTGCTAAAAATGTCACGCGACCAGCTACTGCGAACGCCCGTAGGCGCTGCGCGCGTCGCCGAGTGCTACCACGCGCCGACGACTCAGGACATTCGCATGGAGTGTTTAAACGCGCTCGGCGGGTTTCGCGGCGTGGAAGGGTTTACAACCCGGCGCGGCGAGTGCCTGTACCTAAACGCTGGCGATACCTACACGCCGACGTTAGTGCGCTACGGCTCGTCTTATCGGATCGCCTGCTGGGGCGATACCGCCGAACGATAGCGATAGCTAGTGTCTGATTTTCAGTGTATGGCCTAGGCCATACGCGGACAATCCGTCCGGTAACAGTAGAGAAAATTATGACCCTGCCCGATATGCTCAGAGAATGCAGCATTCCCCAATTGCTAGACTTCGCCGATAGTCTGGACCCTAATAATGGCTGGCGCGAGTCGGTCGCTGAAGATGACTCGATCACGCGCGACTCGCTGGCCGATGCCATGCTAGCCACATACGACGATATTGATACACACAACTGGATCAACAAATGAAAGCCTTTCTCTGGACCATCACGCAAGCAATTCTCGGCGCGGCCATATGGGGCGCGCCATTCGCATACTATTTTTGGAGCATGAAACCATGAAGATTACTTGGACCGCATCAAATAACTCTACCTTTTTGAACGGTAGCAGGAGCGCGCCTACGATATTGGCCGCCGTCCGGGCCGCACGGGCCTATGTGCGCGGCGAACTGTACGGTGATG